GCTTTCATGCTAGCTCCTTATGATTATACGAACGTATAGTCGTGTAGTGTGCTGGTCGATTGTATAGCGGGTGGTGGGCATAAGAATAGCCCGGTAGACGTTGGTGTGTCTACCGGGCTGGTGCGTGGTAGTGACTATTGTATCATGGTTGTTTATCACTGATAACGACTACTCATTGGTATCGTAAAACTCGTTAACTTCTAATGTGTGCTCGGACCCTGACAACCATACTAATCTTCCATTGTCGTATAATCGCAATACGGCTATTTCTCCTTCTGTGGAATATGCTAGGAATCGTATGGGCTGATCGGTTCTTGGAAGCGCACCGAGTTCTGTGATTGCTTCCCCACCGACACGTGACCCGCCGCTGATTCGTCCTTTAAGGTGGACATACCCGTTGTTGAGTTTCCGGTATTGGAAAGGAGCATCTGGGTCTGATGAATACCCATTGGTGTATGCTGGCTCTGTCCATTGGCCGTGTTCGGATATTTCGTTGAGGGCTTGTTGTGCTGCCTGGGATGATGAGGATGCATTGTGAGCATAGGTTTCTGCTGAGTCTGCATGGTTTATTGCGGTTTCCGCTGATGTGGCAGCACTGCTGGCATGGGTTTGTGCATCGGTGGCGTAATCACGTGCATCGTCACGGGCTTCACGGGCTTGGTCCACGTACTCGCGTGGGCCGTCCATGAGTTCGTCAGCGTAGGTTTTGGCTCGGTTTGCTTCGGCTTCGGCCCTGTTTGCTTCGTTGCGTGCGTCGGAGGCGCGTTCGGTGGCGGTTGATGCAGCACTGGTGGCGTTGGTTTCAGATGATCGTGCTTCGGCTGCGTGGTTGCGTGCATCGTCCTCGTATCCTTGTGCACGAGTCTGACTAGTCTGTGCTGCCTCTGCTGCGTCCTCGGCTCGTTGTGCTGCTGATTCTGGGCCACTGGCTGCCCGGTCTGCTTGTTCTTGTGCCTCATTGCGCCACTGTTCTGCCTCGTCACGATACTCGCGTGCATCATAGGATGATTGTCGTGATTCGTCAGCGTAGGCACCTGCAACACTGGCGTTGTGTTGTGTCCGTTCGACGGACTCGCGACCGGTTTCGATTGCGGCTTGTGCCTCGGATAATGCTTCACGGGACTCTAGGGCAATACCACCGACGAGTTCCTTATATGATCGCATTTCAGCCCACCATGCCGGCTCAACCGCATCGTATGGTGCCGGTAGACTTGATGGGCTGATGTGGACGAGTTCGGTGTGCTCGAGTACTCCATCTTGGTCTGGGACTGTGGTGAAGAATGATTTTGAAATGTTCTCAAAATATTCTGTGACAATCCATACCCATGAACTACTGTTGGGTTGTAGGTTGACCGTGACTTCACCGTTCAATAATGGAATGGTGAACGGTTTGGGGAGCACTTCGGTTTCGTTTGCCGCGTGCCGTCGGTGTGGCATGAACGCCAAACTACCCCGTGATGGGTTGTTGTAACTGTCAGTGTATTTGAAATGTATGGTGGTCATGGTTTAGGCTCTCCTGTTGACTTCTGCCCTGACTTTGGCGTAGGTGGCGTTGTTGACACCCAACGATCGTTGACGTGTGGTGTGTCCGTTCCCGTGGTCACCACGTAGCACTTCGGTTGCCATTGTGCTAATACTTTTGGTGGCTGGTGTGACACCAAGACGACGATTGACTTCGGCTCTGACTTTGGCGTAGGTGTCGTTGTTCACACCAAGGGATTGTTGACGGGTGGTGTGTCCGTTACCGTGTTTGCCGTCAATGATTTCTTGTGCCATACGGGTGATGGTTTTGCCGGCACCAGTATTCTTGGTGGAAGCGGTTTTCCGTGACTTCGAGACAGACGATGATTTCCCACCGGCTAAATGGTGTCGTCCTTTCTCACGGTGCACCCGGTTGACACCATCAATAATGGTTTGCAACTGGTCAGACCACCGGCCAGGACACGCCGTGTTCACAAAATCACTGTGACGACCATACTGCATGGACTTGTTATAATACGCTTCAATGTCGGCACACCGTTCAATCACGGTTTCCATGTCAGCTTTGGACATTTCCGGGCGACACTCTAACCCAATCCACTCACTGTTTGCTGACCTCGCGTGATAGGCAATCGTCCCCCAACGCACCATCTCAGTTACCCGGCCAGCACTGATCACCTCATGAGCACTGGTTGGATTATTGGGCCTGCGGGATGCAAGATAGTTCACCACACCATCGTGGGTTTGCCCATCAACACCCCAATGGTGTATCAGAATACCAATAGGGTCTGCATCACGCCTGCCACCGGTGTGCGCTGCTGAACGCTGATCAACTCTGTATGCCATTGGTGTTACTCTACTTTCGCTCGTCGTCCACTCGACTGGTTGGTGTTGGTGTTCAGTGTTGCCACACCAAACACTGCTGCCGCTAACATATTCCACGCGGCAATCAATTGGTCGTCAATAAAACCGTAGGCGCCAACGAGTAACGTTACAGCGCACGCGATACCATATAACCATTTCCGAACTGCTGGGTTGGTCATTCTTCAATCTCTCCTACATCATGGTGGTGTTGACGGGCCAATTCCCATAATTTCTGTCGGTCTGTGGATGACTCCACACTGAATTCATCAAACCGTCGGGTTAACGCACTCAGTTTGGTTTCCACTCGGTCAAACTGATCGGACATCTTTTGGTGGTTCAGTGTTTCCCGTTCACTGTTTTCTTCGAGTGTTTTCAACCGGTCCAACATACCTGGTTCATCATCATGACCAACAATTCCGTTGACCATCGTCACAAATTTCGACAGGAAAGGCCAGATTTTCAACAGTAACGATATGATCAACCATAAGGCGACCACCACACCAACAATGGTGAGAACCATCGACTCGTTGTCCTCAAAAACCTGTGTCATAATAACTCACGAAAGGCGTTGCGGGTTTGTGCTGTATCAAAAAATAGTCTACCATGACGAAACGCGCTCTTAACCTGAGAAAACAACGGGTCAGAATTCACCCACAACGTCTTATGCGGTGAAACATTCCGAGGGTTTAACGTGTAGATGTTCTCCATCTTTGGTCGTTTCCGTTGTGCATACCAGCACATCTTATCCCGGTCATACCAGATTGACATACTGCCACCATGCACAGTTTCTATCGTGTACCTGTAGACGGCCTGCGGTGTTTTATTGCCTAACATCAGGTCGTTGTTGTCGGCGAATTCATTACCTACCGCGTATTCGGCGTACTCGGTGCCCTCGATGAATTTCCCAAATGGTGTTTTGAACACGGCCTGGTTAAAATCATCGTCTTTATGAAAATGCACCACCAAAAAACCATCAAACAGTATCAACCAATCCTGATTGGGTTGCGGTTCAATATCCCACGCCAAAAAATACGGGTTCATAATCGACACCGAGTTCGACAACATCAACACCCGCGTGTCACCACGATACCTATCAACGGTGGAATAGAAGTCATTGAATTTCTTCACCTCATTCGGGATATATTGGATATGCCCCTTTTCAATCACAAACTCATCAAAAATAATGAGTTTCACATCAGGGAATGACTGTGACTTAATCTGACCGGACACACTCAGCGCATGAAAGTGAACACACAGTTTCCAGTCTCGCTCACTATTCGGCACATCTTCGCCGGCATAATCGGCGTCCTGTTTCCAGTCCCAATACCCTTTATTCCCGTCGACTTTGAACACCACATCGTCAAATATGTTTTCCGCTACAATGTCAGCGAAAAAACCGTCACGGGCAAATTTGATTTCCTCTTTGTACCGGCGTAAATAGATGAATTCATGGCCCTTGCGAATGGCGTCCTTAATCCCTTTGAGTTTGGCACCAAACGTCTTACCGGTCCCACGTGCACCCATGACTACGTTGTAGTACCCGTTGTATGACCACAACCGGCTAAAGTCATACCACGGCAAACGGTCAGCTTTTATCTCGGACATGCGTTCATCCCTTGCAACACACCTTTGTCCCTGAGAAATACCTCGGGGTCTGTGGTATTTGACCGACCTGCGACCAGTCGACCATTCGACGGCCAATCCAAACCGCGCACTAGTACTAGGTGTAAGTGCACCGCAAAATCACTGTTCGAGTGATTGGCGCCACTGCCACCCATTCGTGCCACCGGGTCACCCGCTTCCACCTGGTCACCAACAGATGCGATGAACGGGTCACGTGCATCACAGTGACCATACACACTGATCAGGCGTTGACCGTCAATGATACCGTGGTCAATCGCAATCTTATAACCAGAATTATAGGCCAACACATCGTTATGTCCACCAGTACCCACAACCGTGCCAGACGTGATCGCATACATAATGTCACCCGGCACACCAGGTGTTCGTGCCCCAAGGTCCATACCTGAATGGTAGCTAGTCCACCGGGTTGTGCCCCATGCCTGCGTGCAACGCAAATTCCTCAGTGGGTCTGCCCATTCGCCTGACACTGGTGGCGGATCCCCTGCATCACCGGGGTCATCGCCGGCACCGGGTCCACTACTGCCACCGGGTGCGGTGATGGTGTGTGCCTCTGGTTTCCAAATATTACTCACCGTTGGGTAGGCGGTAATCGTTTGATTGTTGGTGAGCCGGATAAAGATGTTGTCGCCATGAGCGGTTAAACGGTCCACACTCACAGACCTGCCAACCTCAACGTCACCATCATAGTCGTCATCGTCTGGCGGGTCACTAGGACCGGGACCACCACCACCAGACCAATCGAGCTCATTGTATGCCAGGTGCGCAAACGATTTCCGGTCTGGCATACTATTCCAGCCCGCTTGTGCGTTGGGTCGTTCATATCCCCACGTGAACGCCTCGGTTAAATAGTCGATGGACCAATCGCCGGAATTTGCCCGGAATTGGGCAAACGTCATACCACCATAATCAGACCGTGGTATCCACTGAATGTTGTTCGCTACCTCGTAATCAATTCGATCAAGCTGTGACTCCCCGTCACGTGGGTTCAACCCTCGTGCAACTGCCCAATCCCAATATTTTGAGCGCGGGGTCCACTGTACTAACCCGTATCCACGGTTTGCTGACCATGCATACCCGTATTCATACATGTCAGGGTTAATGGACGATTCGTGGCGCATATTCCCAACTAACGCGCAAATTGATTCACGTGACCAGTCTGTGTTGCCATAGAAATGGTCCACCACAAGCTGTGCGTTGGCCAGTGACTGTGACTCAGTTAACCATACCCGGTATTCATCATGCCAAGACATGGTTACCTGAACCCATACATATGTGCAGTGTTCACAACGACGCTTGTGGTGTCAGATTCATAGTTGACAACACCACGAACAGCCCGTGTGGGATTGACCGCGTTGACAATATTGACCGAACCAGCCCACCCAGGCCACCGTAACGACATGAATCCTTGGGTTAAACCAGCAATCACGTTGGAAACGTTCACATGGTGAACACCATCTTGAATCCCGGCAAACCGCATAAACCACTCAATGGCCGATCCCTCGGCAATCACATTATTAATAGCGAAACTGGTTTTTTGAGTGGAACGGAATACCACATCAATAATGGCACGTGACCACTGGCCACTATAATTGTTGAGTACATGAACACCATTAACACTGGAACCGGGAATACGTTTACCACTGATCCTCGCATCGGACGCTGAACGCATCTGAATGGTGTACAACGGCGCAGACCCGTTATACATGAAGTTAACGTTACTCACCATCCCACCACCGACCTGGAAATCAACGTCAATTTGTCCTTGGGCTTGCTTTTGATCACGGACAATTAGAGTGTTCGACACGGTGGTCCATTCGCCCTGAGATTTCACAGCCCGGCCAGAACAGTTAACAAACGTGCAATTCGTGACCACAAAATGTGTGTTATACGGTGCTGTGAAATCAGGATGATCCTCTGCGGCGTTGAGTCGAACACCATCCTGATTGGTAGTGTGCACTGCCCCCGGTAGTAAGAACATCGGATTGGTAGTGCCGACATCTTCAATGGTTACCCCGTCAAGCACCACATTTTTAGGATGAATCTCGTGGTCAATCCCCCGAATATCAATTCCAGTAACACCACGGGATTCAACAACATCGTTTGTAGAAGCACACCGTGCATTCCGAACAGAACAATTTTTAATGTTGAGCTGGGTGAACCCACCACGAATTTCTAAGGAAGCATCATTGGTGGTGGACGCTAACCCGCGATAGGTGTTTTGTGCGTGAATGTCTTGAAGAGTGACATGAGCGTAGGTATCACAGTACAAGTTCAGAACGGACGGCGTGGACATTCCACCGTCAATAGTCAAACTTCCTGTGGTAACCATGTTACCGTTGACCATTTCAATCCGAAACGCATACTCAGTTTCCGTAGGCGACTCAAACATGATTTTGGCACCATTAGAGTGCCATCGAATCGTTGATACGTCAATGAGAACAGGTTTCGTCATACGATAGGTGTGTTCTCCCCAAAACACTGGTCGACCATCGTTGACCGTCTTACGAATCGCTTCAGTGTCATCTACTACACCATCCCCAACGGCACCGTAGAACATAGGACTAATACCTTGGGCATCAATCCGGTCAATGTCTTTGGATACAACATCACGGTGTTCTTGGAGTTTCGTGGTGGTGTCGTTCTGAAACTCTTGGACTGTGGTGGTGATCGTGTTCTGAAACAGTGTGTTTTGGGCTGTAGTGGACTCTTGAAATTCTTGGAATTGTTCAGATGTAGGGAATATTTCACGCAGAACTTGACCTAATAACGAGGTATCATCTCGCACCAGATCAGACACAGCACCATCATTGAGCGCAATCAACCGGGCATTCACATCAGACATGAACGCATCATGGATACGCTGAAATTCTTGGACACCATCAACGTACTGGTCGTGGTGTTGGTCCATTTGCGCTTCAACATCAGACACCAATTCGTCCACGGTGTGTTGTAATGAGGGATGCAGAATAGATTTCACATACTCAGATAGCTCGGTGAGCATTTGAATATAGGTGACACCATCACGGTACGTGAGTGGTGTGATTTGGTTGACCGGGACAATACCTCGGCGTGCAATACGAGACATAACAGTGTTTCCTCTACAATCCTGTGTACCAGTACGGGTTCGCATACAAGTTTGGTAGTTCAATTCTAGTGTAGGACTGGTCGGTGTCCCACACACCCATAAATAACACTTCTAATTCATCCAAAATGAGCACATCCACACCCAGAATCGTGTCACGATAATCCTGTAACAGCTGTGATTTGTTACCTTGTGTGCCCCGTTGGGTGGTCTTATCCCGGTGGTGTTGTGAATGTTCACCAGACTGCGTGCCAGTGGTCGTATCGCTACCGGTTCCTGTTGCGGTTTGTGTACCAGATGATGAACCATCCGAGGTTGACGCCGATTCTGACACCGCTTCGGCGCTACTGGTAGCGTAATCCTCGTACTCGTTGAGCCGTGTTTGTGGGTGGTCACTGTTCACGTTGCGGGATGCTGTTTCTGACTGTGAGGATTGGTCAGACTGTGACGACTCTGTGGACTCAGACTGTGTTTCAGTCTGTGTTGCAGACTCAGAATCAGCACTGGTTGTACCCGTGGTTTCACCCTCGGTCTCGTTGGTGATGTTCAGGGTCTCGAACGGGTCAAAGTCCATGACCGTGGTTTTGGCTAACTCGTTATAATAGGGCATGATTTCACCCATCAAACGGCGCATATTATGCACAAACATTGATGGGGTCTCAAAACCAATCTCACGGTTCCAAAACCGCATAATAATTTTGTGGTTCAAATCACCCCGGTATCCCTCGTCCCATATCGGATACTCGTCTAACCCAATCACCGAGGCATCAGCATCACGTGGATTATCGACACCCAACAATTCGTTGAGCATCATCGTAAACGTTGCCATGACTACCCCTCACCATCCTCGTCGTCCTCGTCGTCCTCGTCGTCGGTGTCTGGTTGCTGGTTGTCTGATAGTTGCACACCGGCCGGTGGTGTATCATCCTCACCAACATCATACCCGGTGTCGTCAGCACCAATCATATTGGTTGCCATATCAACTAACTGTTGCATCTCGTCGTGTGCACGCCACTCAACACCAATGGACAGACCATCAACCGCAAACAACTCATTGATTTGCTGTGCACCCTGTTTCCGGCTGTTGAGCGCAATATTTCGGATCACCTCGGATTGATCCTTACCGGTCTCAGCTTCACCCGTGATCATGCGCTCTTTCTTATCCTGGTTCACGGTTGGCACACCCAACATCATCAACGCATCGTTCCACATCTTGCCTTTAGCGGCCAGTAATCCAGGCATGGTCTCGTGGTGTGTGCCCATATCCAACGTCGCATACATATCATCACCCGTTACCCCTGGTGCCACCTTAATCGTTGGGATACCCTCTTGCATTTGCCGGTCGATATTCTCCATCGTCAGCTTCGAGTGTTCAGACATGACCAACACCCGCGGGTAGCGCATATTGGTGGTGTTCACATCAATGGTGGTGTCAATCTCCGTCAACCGATCGGCGTACACGTTGATAATGTCCATGTCCGGTTGACGTAAGTAGTTGCCCCATATCGGGACCGCTTGTTTTGACGTGTAGGTGCCTTGGATACCACCGGTGGATTGGACCTGAAACACGGTTGGGTTATCATAATGGTTTAACGGTCCAACACTGGTGAACTGTTGCACCAGGTAGCGCGGGTCAAACCGCTGGTGTGGGTCAGCATATTTGAAAAACAACACACTACCATGCCGCATCAACGACAGCTCTAAAAATCGTTCATCCACCGACGAGGGTAACCCGTACCATTTGAACCGGTTTAACGACAACTCAGTCAACACCCGCCAGTACATATTGTGCACAGCTTGTTTCCTGGTTTTGGCTGGTGACGACCGGTACTGTGGTTTGCCACCTGCAAGGTGTGTTGCATAAAACTGAGTGAACACACCATCAAGCCGTTTATTAGGCATAATATTCCCTCTCAATCGGTTCATTGTTTGCCGGATGCACACGACCAATATCCTCTGGGCGACGCCACACGGTCACACCCTTTTCAAAAATACCTCGAATACTGTTGCGGTAATGTTCAGGAATGAACGCACCAGTAATCTCAAATTGTTGGAACTTCCAGTACGTGAAATGTGACATGACCTGCAACCGGTCTGGCCAAATAAACGAATTCACCGCATACCCGTAACGCAACCAAAAATCACCAATCACCCTGACCGCACCCGCCGACGGAAGTTTGACCTTGAAATCATATCCCCATTGGTCGAGGCTCAGGTTGAACGCTTCACCACCAACCTGGCCACTGGTGGTTGGTTGGGTAAGTTTCGCGTCCTGAACACGTGCGTTAATCCCTGCAATCTGATTGGCGTAATCACCCTTAGCCGCAAACTGTGCTAACGACCGGTTCGAGTCACGGACACCGACCATGTGTTGTTCTTGGATAGCCGACGATCGACGCATAGAACCAGCACTAATCGCCTGGGATGCAGACCGCTCCGACTGGTTAATCGCCTCGTTCACCCCGGATGATACAGCCGAGGTGATACCACCAGCTAAACCAAGTGGACCACCCATCGCGCCCATACCAAGACTGGTGCCAGCTTGCGATATTGCCCTGCCGGTGCCATGCTGGTTTTGCATATTCGTCATCTGTGCACCAGTACGAATTTGGTTGTCTACTTGCTGATTTGAGGCATCAATACCCATCGTGGCCTGATCGTACCCGGTATCTGCTGCCCTGAGAGCCTTGGACTGTGACCAATCGGCGGTGTCATATTGATATTGAATCGCATGACGGTTCGAGGCAAGAAACCCCATATACGAATTGTTGACCACACTAAACGTTGGGAAATCATAAATCCCGGTGGATAGGTCCAAGAATTCACCGCCATCATGGTAAGCGTATTGTCCACCCGGTGTCGGTGAACCGTAGGCTTTGTTGTACCCTATTGGTGAAATCACCAGTCGAGGTGACGGAAGCGCATAATGCGGAATCTCTTGTACCCTGGCGCCACCACTAGACCACTGCTCCGGCTTCAACATCAACGGGTTGCCGGTGTTGGTGGTCAACTCGATCACACAATATGGGTAGGTGAGGAATTTATCGAGGTGACGATATTGCTCAGGAAGTCGTCTACGAACCTCGTCACGCCAATTCGGTGCCACATCAAGTCGTTTGGCTGGTGTTTTGCCACTGGGACGATCTAAATCGTCCAAGTCCCAACCATACCGGTCCATTGACGGAACCGCCATGACCAGAATAATCCCCTGGGTCACCCACGGCTGTTTCTGGTGATCTGCTAACCACTCATTAAACCCCTCAACAGTGTTGAAGTAATACACCGATGCACCATTGGGTAAATCTCCAAGGGTGGAACCAACAGCGGTAAACAACACCGGGTCGTCTATGTCGCCACCGGACGAGTTCAAATCTACGGTAGACCACACCATGACACCCATATCATCGGTTCCAGCGATTTTGGTTCGCTTAGTGTATGCGACGTTGTATTCGTTGCCAATGTCTAACCCCTCGGGTACTGTGAGATAGCTTCGACCGTAGTTGTTGAAACGCAATGCGTTTGCTATCCCAACATGGCCACGTTCAACATACGACCATCCTGGTTGCACACTGTACCCGTAAGTTTGCCACACATCGAGTTGGAGTAACAGTTGTGTGGTATTGGGTGCAATATAGCGTGCATCCAAAATGAAATAATAATAGTTGCGTTGCTTATCTAACCAAATCTTCCCGGGGTCGTTTTCTACAGTTTCATAGCCACCTGGCATGGCCGGGTTGTTGACACGCAAATAATTCGCTTCGGTGGCAACATTGAACGGAATGTTCACACGGACTGGTTCATACGGACGCACAAACGTCAACTTCTCTAACCGCATGTGCGTCATCGTGTTGTTGCTAATATACCTGTCTAACTCGGTTTGGTTATCGAATTGGACAATATTTCGGTACTCTGAATCCCAATTCACGTTTGCGAAATCGAGTCTGGTGTCTGGTGCCCATTGTTCGGCAAACACATTGCGGTTCCAGTCACCCATACGGTCTTTGTCTGGTGGTGTGATACTCACAGTTGTTTTCTCCTAGATACATGTATGGCCCACACACTACGGGCTGAAATAGTGTGTGGGCCATACTCATTGACCAATGCGCTGCAACCAGAACCAAACAATGGTTACAACACTGAGTCTATCACTGTTTAGGCTGCTTCGCCCTCAGTGCCCTCGTCACCCGGTTCTTCCGGTTCGTCTGGTTCAGTGTAATCTGTTGGACCGCCTGGCCGGTCGTTTGGCCACTGTGGAATCATTGGTGAATCAGTGTCCACACTAATATTGCG